CCCCACCCTTCATGCGGCGAGAAAGTATTCCTAGATTGACCTCTCTATCGGCCATATCTTCTGCCATGACTCTCTTGACAGATTGGCGTCTTTCTGCTTTGTTTCTTCCGGAAGAGAATCTTGATTCTCCATCACCAAAAAGGTTTAATGACCTGTCGGAAAGAACTGATGACAGGAGACTGCCATAGTCGTATGGGTCGTTCTCTCTATCTTTTCTTGACTGAACAGCCTTAGATATAGCGGAGTCAAGGTCATCATCCAGGGATATTTTGTTGTCTTTGTTGTAGTTATCTATATCGAGGAAGAACTCTGGGTCGCCAGGTCTAATTTCCTCATCTATCAATCTGTCAAATGTCTCTATGAAGCGTCTTGCTTCTTCTACCGAATCAAAAGTATCTAGTTCATAGATGTAGTCGACGGAGCCATAGTCTTCTCCCCTGTACATGCCGACAACAGTCCATGCTCCATCATCTGGACCATCAAGGCCAATATCGGAAGATGGAACTATCTCCATGTCGACATTTTCGGTATTGATTCTGTCTGCTGCTCTATTGCCGCCCAGTTCGGAATCGAATACAAGCTCGTCTTCTATTTCTGGTGGATACTTGCGCCCAGATGAAAAAGCCCCCATTCGAGACTTGCCCCATGAATATGGGTATTCCCTGTCCCTTACGCTTCTTGAGCTAGATGGCAGGCCGTCCGATGGGGTCAGCTCTCCATTTGCTGCTTCTAGTGCCTCTGTAAATTTTTGATAACCCTCATCGTCAAGGCGAATCATCGCCCTCTGGGAACCCCTATTGAAACTCCTGTCCTCTAATGAGGATTCTAGGACGTTCTTCCAGCCAAGAGATACCTCGCCGGTTCTGTCGTTATATTCTGGATGCATCAATATGCCGGCGTTAGGCATAAGTATTGCCTTCACGTCATCGTCGCTGACCTCTTTACCATCGTTCATAAGTTGGTCTAGCACTCGAGTGTCTACTCTGTTTCCGCGACCAGAAGAGAATCCAACAACGCTGGATTTCTTGCGCCCACCGAATGCTTTTTCGTGTTTTCCATTTGGACCGAATCCGGCGTCTGCGAGCATTGCCGCAAGCGTATTTTGGCTTTCTGGACCAGTTGGCGTTGCCATTCTGAATGCCAATGCATCTAGTACTGCCGCCCTTGCACCAGCAAGTTCGTCATCGGTTACATTTTCACTGGACTCTTCCCTATCGAGATAGTCACCAAGGCGCTTTGTATATCCACCGAACCATGTTAGGTAGTCCATGGACGAACGCGCTTTTTCACTAAAACCCTTCGGCCTTCTATTTCTTTCATTTTCCTGCCACTCAAGAATCCCGACGTTTGTTGCTATTTCTCTAGCCCTCTGCCACTCCTCCGACGTATTCATTGAAGCGACGGTTCCCTCTCTTGGGATATCCAGCCAAAATCCGTTGTTTTTTCTAAATTCTGCTACAAACTCTTCGTGCTTATTTCTTGTGGCAACTTCGTCTGGAAGGTCAAATTCTCCAGTTGTACCCAGCGGAGCATGTCTTCTTTTGCGTCTGTCTTCTGGGGTAATGGCTTTTCCTGAAGAGAATCTGTCGGAACCTTTTATTTTGTCGCGCTTTGATATTTCGGATGAGTAAACAGACGCTCTCTGACGGAGGGAGTCGACACTTTGTCTAGCTTTTCCGATTTCTGAAGAAGATACTTTTTTGCCAGAGTCTCTATCTGCCTGAATCTTTTCTAGATTCTCTCTAGCCTTGGCTATTTCTCCTCTAAATTTGCCGACCGTTCTCACTAGGTCATCCGTTGACATCTCTTCCGGGTAGCCGAACTTAGCTACATCATTTGCCATTTCCTGGCCAAGGACAGGGTTTGGTGCGCTCTTTGAGCGACGTATTGCATTCGCAATTGATTCGCCCGATGCCCTACTTCTGCCCTCTCCAGGGCGTGGGGCAGCGGATACTTGGTTTGTAAGTTTCTTGCGCGGTCTTGGAAGGACGGGGTCAATGTTTCTGTCAAAGCCAAGCTCTCTGGCTCTTTCTTTGCCGAGTTCTCTTAGTCTTGCTCCAGCATCATCTGTAAGCGTCACTCTGCTAGGACGAGGCGGAGCAGGAGTTAATGGAGCATCCCACGGCGCTCCGGACCTTACTCTCGGCGGACCGGGTTTATCTGCATTAACAGCAGAGCGGGCCCTTTGCTTGTCTTTTGATGGCTTCTTCTTCCGGCCAACGCTGCCCGCAATTTTTTCTACTGCTTTTTTAAACCCAACCCAAACCGGAATTCTTCTACCCTCTCTGGCCCACCCGTCTCCGTCCGGGTCGTTGAGAGATATTTTTGAAGGGTCTAGATTTCCAGCTACACCGCCAGTTGCTGCGCCAATTGCTCGCGCTGCTCTGCTACGACCTTTACCGCCACCAATGTTTGGAGCATCAAGACGCCTTCCAGCGCCAATGCCCCTTCGGATTTTTCCCAGCACGGACTTAGTCGCGACATCAAGAGCTTCAATTAGCTCTGGATTGTGTGCTGACTTAACTACAATCCCCTCCTCGGTTACTCTGGCGTCAGCGTTGTAATACTCGAGAACTGGGTCAATCATTTGCCTTAACTCAAAAGCCTCTGCCGGCTCTACTGGTATTACGTATTCCGATTTTTCATTGATTAGATGTTGAAGACTCTCTATCACCTCCATGAGGGCATTGCTTGTGTCTGGCTGCGAGGTCAGCTCGCTATAAAAACCGGCACTCCAAAAATCACCAGATTGCAATGACTTTGGTGTTTCTGAGTAATCGTCTCCCCAGTATGCATCTCCTGGTGCCCCAGGAGTCTCGGGAGTGTAAACGGTCTGCGCGTTGACCTTCTCTGGCTTACCAAACATGAATTCACCATCTGCATAGTGATACGCAAGTCTGTACGTGCAAGACGAACCGTCGCTCATAATTCGGTCAAATACAACAACATTGTCTCCAGCAGAGCGGACAATTATGTTCGACCCAGTTCTTGCGACCAGCTCACGGCGAAGAGCAACTACCATGGGGTTTTCAGGGATAGATGGTCTTGTTGGCTTGACTACTGACCTCGGCGCCGTGGACGGAGCAGGGCTTGGCATTGATGGAATAGGTTGTCTATTTGCTGAAGGCATTACTGAGGGCATTCCATACTCATGCTTCTCGTTATCGGAAATCATGGAAGCAATATTTCTGAGTGCGTATAGAACCTCTTTTAGTTCCGGAGAATTTTCACTATCGGCATTCGCGATGGAACTAACAGCCCTTTCCATCACTGCGGTGGCATTATTTTCATCCGACTTAACAGATATTGTTCCAGTCAATTGATTTGCACCGTGAAGAACAGGGCTCACCTCGTAAAGCTCTACCTCAAATAGAACATTCGCCTGCATCTGCTGGTCAAATTTTGCGTTGATTGTCTTATACCCAATTGACCATTCCTGCTCTTCGCCAAAGAATGCAACACTCGCAAATGCTTCCTTGCCTTTTTCTGACATTAGGTTGAATTGAACTTTTGCGTAGAGCCCACCAATACCCGCTGCTCTCATCTTGCTCGGAAGTCTTGGGTCGTTTGCTGGAACTTCGTAAATTTCTAGAACCTTGCCGATTGGGTCGTTCCAGTTATGGCCCCACACAACTCTTGGTTTCCGGCGCAATAGGCTTTTGGCGAATGCCCCAGGGGCGCAAACATCGCCAACGGAGTCCTTGTTGCCAATTCCTGCCACGAAACACTCGACTATGCCCCTGGCTTCGTCTAGGTTTATTGCACCCTGAGTGGCAGCTTTGTACTGAATTTCAGGATTCACGAAGGATTTTGACATGAGACTCCTTTGTCAAAGAAAGATAATAAACGACGAAAGCTCGTGCTCATTGAAAGTTTCGGTGTTTTTGCAGTGTTTTTAGTAAACTATTTACTAAAAATTATCTAGTTAAGTGTTGGCCGAATAGCCAGGCCCTACGAGTTTCGTCCTCGGCAATCTCTGGGAGTCTTTTCCCAAGCAAATTGGTGTACAGCGAGACGATATTCGACCTAAATGTGCTCACTCTCTGCTCTTCACCGATAACTGAAAGAGAGGCAAGCATGATATTTGTTATTTCTGATGTCATTTCGGAGTTAATCGACTTGATTCTCTCCATCTGAGACTCAACCTGAACAGAAACATCAGATTCAATTAAATGATTTTTGGAGGATTTCCTAGAAATCTTCACACCCGATGCTGCCTGAGATTCCTTGATTATTGCTGTTATGACCGGCTTGATGTCGTCCTCAAATTGTCTATCCCATGTCTCGGAGTGAAGTATTGATGGAATATCGATAGTTCCGGCCACAAGTGCTTTTTTGGCCTTTGCACCGCTCGACTTCTCGAGAACAACGCGCTGCTGTCTTTCAAGAACCCTCTCTATGCTCCGATAGAGAATCTCTTCCCATCTCTGCACCTCAACTTCTTGCTCTGATTTGGTCTGAATATCCGCATTATCGATTGAGGCTGCTCCCGATGGAACTGGTGCCATTCCCGTTGACATTCCTGCTGGCATTGCTTCTGGCTGCGGGGGAGTGGGTAGACCCGGTATCGGCGCTTGTGCCAACTCCCCGCCACCCTGCGCCGTAACTTCCGCCATTGCCCCAGCCATAGTATTTGGGTCAAGTGGTTGGCCATCGGCACCTGGCACCATCTGCTCTGGACCCGGAGGCATCCCCGGCATACCTGGGGGCATCCCCGGCATACCCGGAGGCATCCCCGGCATACCTGGAGCACCAGGGACGGTCGCGGAAGCTTTATCCTCCATTTTCTTCTTAGTATTGGCAATCGGAATCAGGTTTGGATTGAGCAATAGCGAATCAGCAAGGTCTGACTCTGTTTCTTTTCTTCCGGAAAGAATTCTGTACTCGTTGTTGCTGATTAGGCCGTTTTGGAATTCATCCATCAAATAGCGATGTCTTTCCTGCTTGTAGAGCATCAGGATTGGAACTTCGCTTGTGTCGAAATCGACGTAGTTCTTATCGTCTAGTTCGTCTAGACCCCGTGAAAGAATCTCCAAATGGGGAAGCATCGTCTCCATCCAAAAGACACGAATCTCTTCCGAAGCATTGCTAAACGTTCTACCGGAAGCGTTTCCAATAACAGACTCTGGAACTCCGAATGATGCAAGAATTTCCTCCTTAGTTAACTGCCTCATCTGTATGTAGGCAGCGTCTCTTGGATTTGCGGATGTGTCTACATAATCAACGCCATCATCAGAAGAGATAACGGATGTATATCCAACACGCGATAGGTTCCCCCTGAATCTGCTGCGCAGCTCTTCTTTGTCGTCATCATCTATTTCCCCACGGAGAACAAGCAGCCCGCCAGGTCTGCCGTCGTTCAGGAGATAGTTTCTGTTGTAGAGCTTCGCTAGATTTTCTATCTCTATAGCAACGCCAGCTGATTCAAGGGGAGTTAAGGACAGGTATGGGTCGAGTGGATGAGGCCTTCTAATCCAGGTTACGTCCTCTTTTTTCAGTATGACTTTTTGTCCATACGGCATTGTCACCTCATAACCAGAAACAAACTTTTTTGCATCTGGTATTGGCGCCGTTGACTGTGCGGGAAGAAGGTTCAGTCCAACTATCCCGCCGTCCCTTCCTCGCACCTTCTCCACAAATGCACCGCGAGTTCCAAGAAGTATCTGTGCCGAAAGTCTGTATCTGAAGATGAAGGCGTTTTCTCCGATGTTCGATTTTGTATTGAGAATCTCCATTAACTCGGAGTTTTGAGAAGCCCTTTTTGAAAGAATCTCGCCATCTGGAGAGTTATCTTTTCTGAGGATTATTGGGAGTCTTGCCTGGTTCCCAGCAATTGCGTCGATACATCTAGCCACCCACGTGACTTTCTGCATCCCTTCTCGGTATGCCCTTTCAATGTCCCAGGAATCCCTATATGCCCTCCCCGCAAGTCCGGGATTGTTGGCTACTGGTGCTCCTGGGCCTATTTCTTTATTACTCTCATTGGAAAGGGATTTATTTACCGGAGAATTCCAAGCCATATTTCCTACTCACGACCTAGGAGGTAGCCAAAAAGACCACACGTTGTCCCTCCCACCAGTAAGCCGGCAGGAGGGTATATTAACGCAGCGCCAATACTGGTTAATAGTATAAATGAAAGCATGAAAATATAAGCGAACAATGCCCGAGTCGTCTTTGCCCGGACTTTTTCTATAAGTTTTGGCATGTGCTATACACTAGCCTATTGTGATGGCCTGCAGTATTAAGGCGTGGTAGATATGAGCAGTGCAGAGGAAGAAAAGTGGAGCAAGATACTCGAATATCTTCAGCCGCGTGTCCCCCCCTTCTGCCCCGAGGACCCCTCAACAACGCAGAAGGTTTTTCTCCGCACCAATGCTATCGAAGCACTATTCGGTGGGGCGGCCGGGGGCGGTAAGTCGTCGGCGCTATTGATGTCGGCACTTCAATATGTAGACATACCGAATTATTCTGCAATATTATTTAGGCGTACATTTGCCGACCTATCTCTCCCCGGCGCCCTAATGGACAGATTTAAAAGCTGGATAAATCTTTACGACGGTGTCCACTGGAATAACAACAGCTTTGTTGGCACGTTTCCATCGGGGGCAAGAATTTCCTTTGGTTACCTAAACAATCAAAACGACTACCTGAGATACAAGGGTTCAGAATTCCAATTCATAGGCATGGACGAAGTAACGGAAATCCGTGAAGCAGACTATAGATACATGTTTTCCCGCCTTCGTCGCCCTGCTAGTGGACCACTTTCTCAGGTGCCCCTTAGGATGAGGTGCGCCTCAAACCCTGCCCCCAACTGGGTTAGGCAGCGTTTTATTGTCGAGGGAATGGAGGATGGCAGAATATTTGTACCCAGCAAGCTTGCTGATAACCCAGGAATTGACGCCGTTTCCTACCGTCAGGCACTTTCCGCCCTTGACCCCATCGAAAGGCGCAGACTTGAGGAGGGAGACTGGTGGAGCACCACCCTTGGAACCCTTTTTGAGCGGGAATCTGTGGAAATTATAGACATGGCGGATGTGCCCAAAAATGACCCAAATGCAAGAATTGTGCGATTTTGGGACCTTGCAGCCACCGAGCCGAGTCACTCAAACCCTGACCCCGACTGGACGGTTGGGACTTTGATGATGTTTTCCGACGGAATTGTCTATATTTTGGACATCAAGCGGGGGCGCCTGAGGGGCGAAAAAGTCGAGCAATTGATAGCCCAGACCGCCTATGAGGACGGCCCAAGTGTCCCAATTAGAATGGAACAGGAGCCGGGCTCCTCCGGGAAGGCCCTCCTGGACCAATATGCCAGATATGTGCTTCCTGGCTATGACTTTATGGGGGCTAGGGCCACTGGGGACAAGGTAACCAGGGCTAGGCCATTTGCCGCAGCCGTCGCCAATGGGAACGTGAGAATTATCAGGGGGCCGTGGCTTACCGCCTGGATTTT